CTCACGCGGAGGTTTTTTTCTCGTCCGGAATTTCGAGCGAGTACCGCTTTATGGCCAAAAACGAGAGAACCGGGCGACCCGCCCACCAGCCGACCGCGGCGACGCGCCGGAAGGTGACGAACGCGGCGGCCGGCGGCATGGCGCACGAGGAAATCGCGATCGCGCTCGGGCTCCATCGCCATACGCTCGTGAAGCATTACGAGCACGAGCTCTCTGTCGGAGCCATGAACCGACGCGCCGAGGTGTACGACGCGATGGTGCGCACCGCATTGAAGGGCAACGTTGCGGCGCAGAAGGCGCTCCTCGCGATGACGCCAGCCCTCGCAGCGCCGCCGGTGGACGCCGAGAAGCCGCTCGGTAAGAAAGAGCAGGCCAACGCCGACGCGAGGACGGCCGCAGACGGTACCGAGTGGGCTGACCTGCTGCCGCCTGGCGTCTCTCCGCTGCGCAAGGCGGGCTGATGGGCTGGAATCTCTCCTGCCGGGATTGGTGGGAGCGCCTGAAGTCTGGACGATCGCTCGTTCCGGATCTGCCGCTCACGGAGGACGGCGACCGGGCGGTGCGGATCTTCAACAAGCTCCGCCTGGCCGACGTCCCGGGCACGCCGACGATGGAGGAGGCCGGCGGCGACTGGTTCCGCGACATCGTACGCGCGATGTTCGGTTGCATCGATCCGGTGACGCGCGAGCGGATGATCCGCGAGCTCTTCGGCCTGGTGCCGAAGAAGAACAGCAAAACGACGGACGGCGCGTTGCTGATGCTGACGGCGCTACTTGTGAACCTGCGACCGCACGCATCGTTCGTCATGACGGCGCCGGTGCAGGACGTTGCTGACATCGCATTCGACGCGGCGGCCGGCGCGATCGATCTCGATCCGGTGCTCGCGAAGAAATTCCACGTGCGACCACATTTGAAGACGATCGTGCATCGCGAGACGAAGGCGACGCTCGAGATCATGACGTTCGACCCGGCCGTGCTCACCGGGCAGAAGATCTCGGGCGGCGCGCTCATCGACGAGCTGCACGTGTGCGCGAAGATGAGCAAGGCGCCGAAGGCGCTGCGCCAGATCCGCGGCGGGATGCTGCCGTTCCCGGAGTCGTTCCTCGCCTTCATCACGACGCAGAGCGACGAGCCGCCCGTTGGGGTATTTGCCGAGGAGCTTGCGAAGGCCCGGGAGATTCGTGACGGGAAGCGCGAAGGCGCAATGCTGCCAGTGCTCTTCGAGTTCCCACGGGACGTGCAGCAATCGCAGGATCGTCGCTGGGAAGACCCCGCCCTGTGGTCGCTGGTCACCCCGAACCTTGGCAAGTCGATCACCCTCGAGCGGCTGAAGGCCGATCACGCGGACGCCAAGGCGACGAGCGAGGCAGAGCTGCGCGTATGGGCTTCGCAGCACCTGAACGTCGAGATCGGCCTGGCGCTGATGTCCGACCGGTGGGCGGGTGCGGACTTCTGGGAGCGCTGCGGCGACCCCTCGCTCACCCTGGACGCGCTACTCGAGCGATCCGAGGTCGCTGTGGTCGGCATCGACGGCGGCGGCCTGGACGACCTGCTCGGGCTGGTGGTGCTGGGGCGCGAGCGCAATACGCGCCGGTGGCTGCACTGGGCGCATGCCTGGGCGCACGAGATCGTGCTGGAGCGGCGCAAGGAGCTCGAGCCGAAGCTTCGCGACCTTGAGCGTGCCGGGGATCTGAGCATCGTGCAGTCGCCCGGCGAGGACGTCGAGGAGCTTTCCGACGTCGTCTGTCGCGTGCGCGATGCGGGCCTGCTACCGGACAAGCATGCAATCGGCGTCGACGCCGCCGGCATCGGGGCGATCGTCGACGCGATCACCTCCCCCGATCGTGACATCAGCATCGACCAGATCGTCGCCGTGTCGCAGGGGTGGAAGCTCAACGGCGCCATCAAGACGGCCGAGCGTGCGCTGGCCGGCGGCGATCTCACTCACTGCGCTCAGCCGCTCATGGCGTGGGCCGCAGGTAACGCGAAGGTGGTGCCAGTGGGGAATGCCGTGACGATCACGAAGCAGGCCAGTGGCAGCGCGAAGATCGACCCGTTGATGGCGACCTTCAACGCGGTCACGCTGATGGCCCTCAACCCGCAGACTGAACTGCACGACGGCGAGGTCACCTTCGTATGAACCCCGTCGTCTACAACGCTACCGTCGGCGTCGGCGTCGTGCTGGCGTCAGTCGGGGCCGGTGCGCAGTTCGGCTGGCCGGTTGGCCTGATCGTGGCCGGTGCCATGCTGATCGGCCTGTCGGTGTACACGCTGCGGGTGTTGGTGCGCTGATGTTCATCACCGCATCGATGCTCACGGCCGGGCCTGCCGCGTCGGACGACTTCTGGTACGGACCGGTTGGCGCGGTGTCGGCGTCGGGGGCTACCGTCTCGGCGGATTCGTCGCTGCGGCTTTCGGTGGTCTTTGCGTGCGTGCGCGTGCTCTCGGAGTCAGTCGCGAAGATCCCGCTGCGGATGATGCGGGGCGTCAACGAGGTGGTCACGGATCACCCATTGTCGCGCCTGGTCTCGCGCCGGCCGAATCGCTGGCAGACGGCGTTCGAGTTCCGGGAGATGCTGCAGGGCCACCTGTGCCTGCGCTCGAACGCCTATGCGCAGGTCGTCTACGCACCGAACGGCGACCCGGTCGAGCTGGTGCCGCTGCATCCGGATCGGGTGACCCCTGAGCAGATTGGGGATTTCGCGCTGCGGTATCGGGTGGCCGACTGGCAGGGCCGGCAGCGCACGCTGACGCAGGACGAGGTGCTGCATCTGCGGCAATTGCCGCTCGACGGCTTCAGCGGACTGTCGATGGTGGCGGCGCAACGCGAGCCGATCGGGTCGGCGCTCTCGGCACAGGAGTACGCCGGGCGGTTCTTCAAGAACGGCGCGAAGCACGGCGGCATGTGGATCGAGATGCCGGGGAAGTTCGAGAACGACGATGCGCGCGCGAAGTTCCGCGCCGCGTGGCGGACGTCGCTGTCCGGATCGAACGCGTTCGACACGCCGGTGATGGATCGCGGGATGAAGCTGCACGAGCTCGGCATGACGAACGCCGACGCGCAGTTCATCGAGAGCCGCAAGTACAGCGACAGCGACCTGTGCCGGATGTTCCTGGTGCCGCCGCACATGGTCGGGATTCTCGACCGGGCGACGAACAACAACATCGAGCAGCAGTCGGCGGAGTTCTACCAGGGCACGCTGATGGCGCTCTTCCGGCGGTGGGAAGAGGCGTTTGAGGTGCAGCTGCTCACCGAAGACGAGGCGGACGATCTGCGCATCGAGTTCGACGTCAAGCAGCTGCTGCGCGCGAACTCCGAGGCGCGCTCGACGTACTGGCACAACGCGATCTCGGACGGCTGGCTGACGCGCAACGAGGTGCGGCGCGAGGAAGGGTACGAGCCGCTGCCGGGTCTGGACGAGCCGCTGCACCCGCTGAACATGGGGTCGAATGGTGGTGCGCCGGGGGCCCCGAGGAACGGCCGTGCGCAGGCGATCCTCGAGGCGGCGGCCGATCGGGTCGTCGTGCGCGAGTGCAACGCGTTGGCGCGGATGATCGGGCGGCACGCGGGGATGGAGGCCGCGGCGGACTTCTACGCGCGGCATGCGCCGTGGATGGCGAGCGTGATGGCGATCGATCTTGCGGTCGCCGAGCGCGCGTGCGAGCGCCGGTTCGACGAGTTGCGCGCCGAGGGCGGCTCGAGCCAGTTGATCGATGAATGGCGCGAGCTGGGCGGCGCCGAACTGCTGAGGATCATGCAATGAACCCTGTTCTCGCGGCGCTGCTGGCGCAGGTCTGGGCGCTCGATGCGACGGTGATGCACCGTCTCGCCGAGGTCATCGAACGCCACGCGACCGGCGCGCGGCTCGATCAGGTGCAGCTCGAGGCGGCGATCGGAACGGCGCCACAGGCGGCGCAGGCGAGGCGCGATGCCTCGGCCGGCGCGCAGGGCGGTGTCGCGGTGCTGCCGCTCTACGGGGTGGTGGCCCACCGTGCGCACATGGTGCGCAACGTCTCCGGACCGGGCGGCACGTCGACCGAGCTGTTCGGCCACGCGTTCCGCACGGCGCTGGCCGACGACCAGGTCGGGGCGATTCTGCTCGACGTGGACTCGCCGGGCGGGGCGGTGGCTGGCACGCCAGAGCTCGTCGACCTGATCTATGGCGCGCGCGGGCAGGGCAAGCCGATCGTGGCGAGCGCAAACGCGCTTGCCGCGTCGGCGGCCTACTGGATCGCCTCGGCCGCCGACGAGTTCGTCGTGACGCCGTCCGGTTCGGTGGGGTCGATCGGCGTACTGGCGGCGCACGAGGATCGCAGCGAGGCCGCGGCGAAAGAGGGTCGTCGCATCACCTACGTGACGGCCGGCAAGTTCAAGGCCGAGGGCAATCCCCACGAGCCGCTGTCGGACGAGGCGCGCGCCGAGGTGCAGCGCATGGTCGATCACGCCTACGGGGTGCTGGTCGAGTCGATCGCGCGCAACCGCGGGGTGTCCGTGCAGGCGGTGCGCGAGGGTTACGGCGAGGGCCGGGTGTTTCACGCGAAACAGGCGCTCGCCGCCGGGATGGTCGATCGGGTTGAGTCGTTCGACGAGACGCTGGCGCGGCTGGCGAACCCCCGTCGGCGTTCGAGGATTTCGGCTGCACGCAACGCCGTGCGGCTGGCCGAGGTGTGAGTCTCATGCAGGCCCGAAGGTCTGCGAACAGTGAACCGGGCGCCTCGAGCGCCCTTTCTTTTTTCCAGAGGGAACCAGCATGAACAAGGCACTCCGCGCGCTCCTGGCGCGCAAATCGCAGTACGTGGCACAGGCGCGCGCGCTGACCGACCTGGCGGCGAAGGAAGAGCGCGACCTGTCGGCCGAGGAACAGACGTCGTTCGACGGCCTGATGGCGCAAGTCGACGCGCTCGCGCCGCAGATCGAGCGCGAGCAGCGCCTGATCGAAGCCGAGCGGACGATGGCCGGGCAGCCGCTCGACCTGCCGGACGGCAGCCGGATCGAGGCCGGGGCCCCGCAGGCGGCGCGTGACCCTCAGCGCGGTTTCGCGCACTTCGGCGAATACCTGAACGCCGTGCGGATGGCGAGCGTGCGTCCCCAGGCGGCCGACGAGCGGCTGCTCATCCTGTCCGCCGGTCCGACGACCTACGCCAACGAGACGGTCGGCGCCGACGGCGGGTTCCTCGTGCCGCCGCAGTACAGCACCGAGATCGCCTCGGTGATCGAGTCGGGCGAGTCGCTCTTCTCGCGCGTGCGCCAGATCCCGGTGACGGGGAACTCGTTCGTGTTCCCGAAGTCCGAGGTCACGGCGCACGGCACGACCGGCATCCAGGCGTACTGGGACGGCGAGGGCGACCAGATCACGCAGTCGAAGCCCGTGTTCAAGAACTCCGAGATTAAGGCGAGCCGCCTGACCGCGCTCGTGCCGGTGACCGAAGAGTCGCTCGAGGATGCGGCCGCGCTGGGCGCCTGGGTGCAGATGGAGGCCGGCGAGAAGATGGGCTTCAAGGTAACCGACGGCATCCTGAACGGGAACGGCGTCGGGATGCCGCTGGGCATCATGAACGCGCCGTGCCTGGTGACGGTGAGCAAGGAGGGCTCGCAAGCGGCCGATACGCTGCTCGCCGAGAACGTCCTGAAGATGTTCAGCCGCATGCCAGCGCGCAACCGCGCGAACGCCGTGTGGATCATCAACCAGGACCTCGAGCCGCTGCTGCCGGGTCTGTTCGTCGCGATCAAGAACGTCGCGGGCACGGAGAACGTCGGCGGGATGCCGGTGTACGTTCCCCCGGGCGGGCTGACGGGCTCGCAGTACGGCACGCTGCTCGGGCGTCCGATCGTGATGACCGAGGCGTGCGCCGCGGTGGGCGACCTGGGCGACATCGTGTTCGCCGACCTGCGCCAGTACATGGCGATCATCAAGGGCGGCATCAAGTCGGACCAGTCGATGCACTTCTGGTTCGACCAGAACATCCGCGCGTTCCGCTTCGTGCTGCGCATGGGCGGCATGCCGTGGCTGGCGGCCGCGATCGCCCGCAAGAACGGCTCGAACACCCTGAGCCACTTCGTCACCCTGCAGGCGCGCTGATCGCCGGCTGACCAAGGAGATTCAACATGAATGTCAATGCACGACTGGACGAGCAGGTTGCGCTGGTGCAAGCCACCGCGATCGCTGCGCTCGCCACCACGGCCGGCGACGCCGCCTTCGTTTCGATGAAGGGTTACGAGCGCTGCTGCATCGTCATCGATGTCACCAACGGTTCGACGGTGACCGGCGGTGCGGTCACCCTGATCCAGGCGAAGGAGGTCGCGGGCACGACCACGAAGGCGCTCGGCTTCACGCGGATGCTGGCGAACACCGACGTGGCTGCCGCGCAGACGCTGACCGAGACGGCGGTGTCCGGCGATACGTTCACGACCAACACGACCAACAGCAAGCGGCTGCGGTACGTGCTGGACGTGGCGGCGTCCGACCTGGATGGCCAGAACGGCTACGACTGCCTGCGGGTGGACGTGGCCAGCATGGCGAACGCGACCGGCATGGTGTCGTACATCTTGTACGGGGCCAAGTACAGCGGCATGTCGCCGATGGCGGACTGACCTGACGCCGCAACCCGAGAACGGCCGCTCTTCACCGGGCGGCCGTTTCCATTTCCAGAGGACACCATGAAGACCATCCGCCACATCCTCGCCAGCCTCGCGCTGGCCTTCGTCACCGCCGTGTCGTTCGCGCCGCAAGCGCAGGCGCAGGCGCTGACCAACTATGCCGAGAACAAGATCGTCGACGCGGTGTTCCGCGGCCAGACGCTCGGCGCGCCGGCCACCTTCTACGTGGCGCTCTACACGGCGGCCTGCAACGATGCGGGCGGCGGCACCGAGGTCACCGGCGGCAGTTACGCCCGCGTCGCGGTCACGTCGAGCCTGGCGAACTGGGCCGGCACGCAGTCGGCAGGATCGACCACGGCGTCGAGCGGCACCGGCGGCCAGACCTCGAACAACGCGGCGATCACATTCCCCGCGCCGACCGCCAACTGGGGCACGGTGACGCACTTCGCGCTGCTCGACGCGTCGACGGCCGGGAACATGTGGGTGTGCCAGTCGCTGACGGCCAGTAAGACGATAAATTCGGGGGACTCAGCCCCGAGCTTTGCGATCGGCGCCCTCACGGTAACGTTCCAGTAATGGAAGGCAAGCTCTGCACCAAGTGCGCGCGGCTCCTGCCGCGAGATGCGTTCAGGCCGCGCCCAGAGCGTGGCCCGAACGCGCTGCACTCGTGGTGCCGGGAGTGCCTGAACGCGCATCGACAGTCGCGCCGCGTGTCGGCAACGCCTGACGAGAAGGAGCGCGCGCTCGCGCTCGCGCGCCAATGGAAGCGCGACAACCGCCAGCGGAACAGGGCTGCGAAGCGTGCGTGGGAGGCCGCCAACCCGGAGAAGGTGAAGGCGTACACGCAGCGGGTTCAGCGCAAATGGCGCGAGGCGAACGTCGAACTCGCGCGTGAGCGCGTGTTGGCCTCGAAGCGCAAGAAGCCGGACTACTACCGCGAGCAGCAGCGGCAGATTCAGAAGCGCGACGCGCACAAGTACCGCGCCAAGTACAAGGAGTACATGGCGACGAAGCGCGGCGCCACGCCACCGTGGTTCGACAAGGTGCTGGTCGAAGAGGCCTATCACCTGGCGCAGTTGCGGACAAAGGCGACCGGCTTTCAGTGGCACGTCGATCACATCGTGCCGCTGCAGTCAACGATCGTCTGCGGGCTGCACACGATAGAGAACCTGCAGGTGATCCCCGGTGCCTTGAACATCTCGAAGGGTAACCGGCACTGGCCGCAGATGCCGGGGGAGAGGTGACCGATGCGCCTGGCTGACCTGCCGGCCGAGACGCTGCGCGCGACGTCCGATGCCGACGCGCCGCTGCGGCTGATCCAGCTCGGCAGTTGGGTCATCGTCAGGCCCGAGGCAATCACGATGCTGCGCGCGATCGACAAGGTCGTGGAGGTGTACACGCACGCCGGCTATGTCGGCGCGCTCACGGCGATGTCGCTGCTCCGGATGGTCGATCGCTATCGGCAGTTCGACTGGGTGCTGCTGTCCCGTGCGGCGGCTGCCAAGCGGTCGGCGATCCTGCGGATCGATCACGCGCCGGCCGGGAAGAAGGTGGTTCGGGCGGCGCGCGTCGCAGGCGTTGCCGAACCCGTTGTGATTTCAAGGCGCCACTGGATGCCGGTGCGCGCGCAACTGCTTGGAGGTAGACCATGACCCTCGTCGAAGCGATCACGAACCTGACGGCCCTCGTCACCCAGATGGCGCAGGCCCAGCAGGCAACCGGGATGACGGCCGAGCAGGCGGCGCTGCTGCAACAGGTGTCGGCCGATATGGCGGCGCTCAAGTCTACGCAGCAGACGGTGCTTGGCACGCTCAACACGCATACCGAGCAATTGTCGGGCCTGTCTCAGCAGTTGCAGGCGAACAGCGCCGCCGACCAGGCGAACGCAGCAGCCGACAAGGCGTTGCGCGACGCGATCGGCGACACGTCGCAGCTCGGGTGATCGACATGCGCGCGCTCATGCTCGCTGCTGCGCTGGTGGCGCTGCCGGCTGCCGCGCAGAACGCGCCGACGGTAGTTGGCGAGATCGTGAAGCTGCGCCAGTCGGTCTCCGAGCTGCGCGGACAAGTCGCGGACCTGACGACCCGGATCGTCGCTGCCGAGGCGCAGATCGAGAAGGACAAGCAGAACGTCCAGAATCTCATCGTCTCGCACAACGTCAACGTGTACTACTGGCTGGTGCAGGCGTGCGCGTACAACGCGAAGGTGGACGGCTGGAAGGGGACTCTGACCGGGTTGCAGCCGATGCCGCTCGGAGGAATGGCTTGCCCGCCGGCGGGGTCGAGGTTCTACGTCCCGTATTTCCACCCCGACATCTCGGCGGTCCCGATCCCGCCCGCGCAGTGAGCGTCGATGCTCTCCTTCGACAGCACGACGCTCGCAGCCTACCGAGCGGCGTCGACCCCGCAGGGTAAGGCGCAGGCGGTCAGCGATCAGCTAGGTAGCGGCACGCTGACCGTCGAGCTGCGCGACGGTGCGACGCTGATGTACAGCGGGGACTTCGCCGGGCCGCTGGTCGTGGGGTCGGACGGTTCTCTCTCGAAGGACGTCGTGCCTGCGGGCCTCGCGATCGTCGCGGGCACCGCGAGCGCCGCGACGTGGACGTGCAAGCTGCGCAACTCGGCGGGCACG